ACATATTAAGACATGCTGGAGCAACAAAGATTCAAGGAATGGCTCGTCCTGCTATAGCCAGATTGTGGAAGCGGTATGGGTTTGAAGAACGCACTACTTTAGTGGAAGTAAAACTATGAGCATATTACGATATAAACAAAAGCTTTTGCCTTATGGCAACCCCATGGGTGGTGGTAGCTCAGGTGGCGGTGGTGGCAGTCAGCCCCAACAAAATACAACTGTTAATACAAACATCCCAGAATATGCCAAACCTTACGTAGAAGCTATGTTGGGTGCTGCGCAAAAGCAGGCTTATAAATATGACGATGCGGGTAATATTGTAGGTTTTCAACCCTATGTACCTTATGGTGCCACAGTAGGTCCTGGTGGTCAGATTACTAATACAGCCCAAGAACAAGCCGCAGCCGCAGTAGCTCCATTTAGTCCAATGCAAGAGCAAGCCTTTAGAGAAACTGCTCAAATGCGGGTACCGTATCAATACGGTATTGGGTCTCAGTATGTTGGTGCAGGTGGTATGGGTGCGGCAAATATAGCACAACAAGCTGCTGGTATTGGACAGGGATACTATGGGATGGCTACTAACCCATATGCTCAACAGATGTTTATGTCACCTTATATGCAGAATGTAGTTGATGTTCAAAAAGCGGAAGCTATCCGTGACTATGGGAAAATTTTGCCTGGTATGCAAGCTCAAGCTACCCGTGCAGGGGCATTTGGTGGAAGTCGTCAAGCCATTGAAACGGCTGAAGCTCGCCGTAATCTAGCTACTCAATTAGGTCAAATCCAAGCTCAAGGTACGCAACGGGCTTTTGAACAGGGTCAACAAGCTCAGCAGTTTGGGGCTAATTTAGGTCTTCAAGGCTATGGCACTGCACTGCAAGGCACAGGTCAATTAACAAGCGCTGGTAAAGCTTTAACCGATATTGGTGGCGCTCAACTACAGGCTCAGCAAGGGATTATCGGATTACAGTCCCAAGCTGGTGCGCAGCAGCAAGCCCTTGAACAGCAGAAGATTAATCAGGCTATTCAAAATTACGCCTTACAGCAACAGAATCCACAGATGCAGTTGTCTCTAATGAGTTCGTTAACTCGTGGTTTACCTTTACAACAATCCACTACACAACAATATCAAGCGGCTCCTAGCGCTCTTTCTCAAATCGGTGGTCTGGGTGCCGCAGGTTTGGGTCTATATGGTATGGGTCGCTCAGCGGGTGTTTTTGGTAGAGAAGGTGGGCATGTTAGAAAGTTAGCTAGTGGTGGTATTACAGGGATGTCTAAGAAGGTATTGTTAAATCCTGAAGACTTTTCTACTGACCAAGTTAAGACTATGACTGACAAGGGTATGATTTCCCGGTTAGTCGGTGCCCCGATTCTTGATGCCAAAATGAAAGACGAGCAACGCATGAAGCTTGCTCAAGCCGCTCAACAACCCAAGCCTATTGATACTATTGCCGCTGACATTATGGCTAGAGCCGCTGCATCTCAAGGTATTGATAATGCCGAAAGTAATCTACCTGTCATGTCTGCATTTGACGGCGGTATTGTTGCCATGGCTGATGGCGGTGAGGTAGATAGTGATGGGGTAGCTCATTACAACGAAGGTGGCAGATCAGCGTTTATGGAAGATTTATATAAAGCTAGAGACTATATAAGAGAAACACCTGGACCTAACGAATATATTATTAAAAAATTAAGAGAAGCTGGCAGTTACTTTACTACCCCACGTCAATCTCCTAGGGATGCTGATGCACAGCCAGGATATACCCCAAGTTCGGCACCTGTTGAGGCTCCTCCAGAAGCACCAAAACCACGAATACTTGAGGATTCTAGAGTAAGTGCAGCTGCACCTGCGGCTTCAGCTCCTTCCGTTGCAGACACAGGCGGTAGGGGTATTAACGACATCCTTAAGCGGTTTGAAGAAACGCTTGGTAAGGGTGAACAAAGAGATACAGAAGCTAAAAAGATGGCATTCTGGTCTTCGTTGGCTCAGCTCGGCTTTGGTGCTATGGGCGGTACTTCCCGTTCTGGTCTTACTAATATTGGTCAAGCAGGTGCTCCAGCCGTTGCTTCTGGTATGCAGCAACTTCGTGATATTGAGGGGCGCCAAGAAAAACGTGGTCTTGCCCAGCTTCAGGCTGCACTTGAAGGTGAAAAACTTAAAGCCGAATACACCAAACTTGGCATGATGGAGCCATACTATAAAGAATACGCAAATTTCCTAGCTCGTCGTCAAGGTTCTACAGGTACGGCTGGTTTAGGTAGCGTTCCTTTTGGTGAGTTCCGTAAGATTAAAGCGCAATATGATGGCTATTTAATGGATGGCAAAACTGTACGAGCCTCTCCAATAGCTAAATATTTAACTCCAGATGAACTCAATGCTTTAAAAGCTAGCCCTGGCACTCCTTCTTATGAACGAGGTATGGCTAGAGCAGCTGAGGTTGCAAAGCAAAGAATGGACGCAGAGTTACGGGAAGGCATGCAATATACTGCTAAACAAAGAGTTGGTTCTTCGGCAGAAGAAATTTAAGGAGTATTTATGCCACGAGTAGAGATACCGGGTGTAGGGATTGTACGTTTTCCAGATAACATGTCTCGTGAAGACATTATGTCTCAAGCTACGGCTATGCAGCAAAAGGCTAGTCAACCTATATTTGATCCAAAAGATTTACCTACTTCGGAGCTTATTAAAGGCGGATTTAGCCGTGGCATTGAGGGATTAAAAGGTACTGCATTTGACTTAATACCTGCTTTAGCTGGATCAATCATTGGTAAAGACGATTACGCCAAAGAACAGCTAAAAGAATACCGTGACCGCATGGCAGCTGCGGAAGCAGAATCTCCTACTGCGTACAAGTCCTATAAAGATATTGGTAGCATAGGTCAGGCATTTGATTTTGCCGCTGAGACAATCGGTGAACTTGGTCCTGATATTGCTTCCTTTATGGTGGGTGCTGGTGTTGGTACTACTGCTGGTAAAGTCATCGCTAAGAAATCTTTAGAAAAAGAAATTCGTGCGCAAGCAGCCGAAACTGCTGCAAAGCGTGGACTAGATGACGCAGCCGAGAAAGCCCTAGCAGACCGCTTAATGTCCCGTGCCAAGCAAGGTGCTGTCGGTGCTAAGGCAACCGAGGCTGGTGCTAATGTAGGTTTGAAGACGGGTCTATGGGGCTCGTCCATGGGTCTAAACGTACCTGACGTACTCAATAGCGTGTACGAAGATACTGGTGAGTTATCACCTGGTATTGCTTTAACGATCGGCTCCCTGGTTGCAGCGTTAGATACATACCTCCCACAAAAGATCTTAAGCCAACTTAGCCCATCTGCTAAGGAGCGGATTGCCGCTGAAATGCTCCAGAAATCTAGCCTTGTTCCAACTACATGGAAAAAAGCTTTTGGTGCTGAAGTATTAAAGACCAGTACAGGCGAAGCCTTGACCGAAGCTGCACAGGAAGCAATTACTAAGCTTGGTTCACAGATTGCTGGCGACAAAGACCCATTCTTCTCCCAAGAAAACATTGACCAGATTCTTACTGCGTCATTAAAAGGCTTTATTGGTGGTGGTACGTTTGGTACACCCGGTGCTGCGTTTGAAGCTAAACGTATAACAGACGAGCGTGATCGTCAGATTGCCCAAAGAGCAGCACAACAAACTCCTCTAACTACGCCCGGTGCGGCAGGTGCAGTACCAGGTTTTGAACAAGTAGAAACCGATCCTAACAAAGTACCTAAGCAAGCAGCCCCTGGGATTATGTATGATCCGAAGACAGGCACATACGTACAGCAGTCCGAGGCAGTTGAACCCCTTGGTCGTGAGATGGCACAACAAGTGCCACCTGAAATGGGCACTCCTGAATTAGTTGGTATGGGCGCTCCCGCCGTGGACTTCACTCAAGGTGAAATGTTTGGCACCCCAGCATTTGAAAAACCCACCCCAACTACAGAACAAGCTTTAGCTGGACCACCCACTGCCCCTGCTGAATTTCCAACCGTATTATCTGCAGAAGTTCTAAAAGACACTGGTCTCAAACCACAATCTGGGTTTTACAAAAAACTTCTTAACAAGGATATGGCTAATCCAGAGGACCAGGCAACCGTACGGGATACACTTGTAGAAGTTAGACAAAATAAAAACCTGACCGATTCGACCAAAGAAGCTACAGAACGTATTGCTATGCAGGCGTTTGGTGCGTTAGCTCAGCAACAAGAAATGTTTGGTCCTCGTGGTGGGGTTTTGAAAGGAGCCGATTATGGAAGAGTACAACCTGGACCTGTCGGTGGAGTTGGTGGAGCAGGCGTTTCTGTTCCTAGTGAACAAGAAGGCGAAGGAGCCCCCGCAGGAGTTACAACACCTGGAGAACAAAGATTGGCTCCAACTACAGAGGCTGCTGATGTCGCTCCAAGTAGAGAAGAGTTACAGCCAGGTGCATTAACTGTGGAGGAGCAAGATGCAATTCAAGCTGAATTGGAAGCAGAAATGGCTGCACAAGCTGAAGCGCCTGTGGGAGAACCTACAACGCAAGCTGCGCCCGCACCTCAAGCCCCTGCTGTGGGAGTTAGTGAAGGAGTTCCTGAAGGAGTTAGTCCGGCAGTCCCTGCGCCTATTGCTGAAAGCACCCCTGCCAAAACGGTGGCATCAAAGGCTGCTTCTAAAGCTCCTAAAGCTATAAGGACTGAACAAGGTAATTTAGAGTTCCAAGAACTTGGTCGCCCAAGCGAGACTAACTTTACACAGTTTTTGGGTAAAGGATACCTTGGGTTTGCCACTGAAGATATACGGAATATTGACGATACCTTAAAAATTACCGATGTCGTGCAAGGTAAATTTGGTGTTAATCCGATGCTTAATGCGGCTAAGATTTACTTTAGCAAAATGCCCCGCACGGTTGATAACCTTATCAATATTGCCTTTGATATGGCGTTTGATACCCCAGCTTTCCGTCAAAGTCCTGACGATCCACTAGCTGCTGATGAAGTAGAGTTTTTCCGTGGTATGGGTGGTAAGAATGCACGGTTTGCCCATACTTGGGTGCTACAAAATTTAAGTCCTGAAGCCCAGCAAAAAATGCGAGAGTTCATTCGTGGCTTTGAAATAGCCCGTGATAGCTATAACGACGCTCAACTAATGGACTTAATCCGCAGTGGTATTTCTGGGTTTAAAGAAGAAGTAGATGACAAAACTTTAAATGGTTACTTTGATGCACTAGAAGAAGAAAGAACCGCTGCTCGCACTCGTGCAGAGCGTCGTGCCATGTTCCCAAACAAAGAAGAGCGTAGGAAAACTATTGCTGAGCAAGAAGCATTTGAAAAAGAACTAGCCGAAATTAAAGGTAAGAAAACTAGGAAGTTTTTGGAGATGCCTGAGTTTCCATTTGAAATTGCAGGGCTATCAAACAAAACCATTAATTCAATATTTAGTCATCATGCCGACAGAGACAAACCTAGTAGAGCAGGCGCATATATAGGGTATGTAAACCCATCACAATTTTTAAGGGCTACTACCGGATCGCAACGACAAATAGATGAAATTAAAGCGGAAGCCGTCAAAAGAATAGGTAAATTAGACCCATCAAAAATTATTGATTACACTAACAGCCCAATGAATTTAGTAATTTCTAAACGGGAAGGAACTGACTACTACGAAATTACAGGGCATGAGGGTAGACATCGTATGGCAGCATTAGCTGCTGCTGGAGTAGATACCATTCCAGTTGTTTTTAAACTTCGTAATTATGAACCTCCCGGTGCAAAACCTCTTACTAGCACTTATATTGCCCCACAAAATCAAGATGGAAAGGGCTTTATAGTATCAAAGTTATTACCAGTAAGCTACGACTATAAACAAGAAGTCGAGGCAAACTTTGGTCCTATAGAATCAAAAAACCAAGTTCTTTTCCAAAATCCGATAGCTCAGCTATCTATGCCTATACATCCAGCAATTGCGGCTCGGATCATGACTGGCGATTTAGTAGGTGCTTTGCGTATGTTGTCGGCTAACCCCAACAACTTTATTGCACGTGCTGCTTCCCGTCTGGCTAACGCTAACTTACAGACAAAACTTGTTGTACAGGAAAACCTCTATAACGATGCCGGCAAACCCGTACCTGGCTACTATGACCCTAGCAACGATACAATTTACATCGACCCTAATTCGGGTATGAATGTACACACGTTGCTACATGAGGCAGGACACGCAGCTACATCGCATGTAATGGACAATCCAAGCCACCCCCTCACAAAACAAGTTGCTGGATTATTGGAAAAAATTCGTGACAGTCTTGGCTCGGCTTACGGTGCTACTAGCCCAGATGAGTTCCTTGCTGAAGCTCAGTCGAATACAGAGTTCAAGGCACTGTTACAGTCTATTTATCCTGATGGCAAACCAATTAGTGCTTGGGATCAGTTAGTTCGCATGATTAGTAACTTTATGCGTCGTCTATTTGGTATGGAGCCACGTCCGTCAGAGTCTGCTTTTGACCAAGTAGACCGTTTTATTAACGCTATGATTTCCCCAGCTCCTGAATCTCGTGATGCTGGTATCTTGTACTCGGCTGCAAATACTGGCGTAGCGAACAAAGTATTTGACCGTTTAGGCACATCCTTAGAAGCTCTACCCGGCATGACCCCAGCTCGTGCGGATAACGTCCACGAGTTCTTAAAGAATACTGTTGGTGGTAACTTCCGTAGCTTTATGTTGTCGGTGCTACCGTTAAACGCTCTATCCGACGTAGCTAAACAAAAAGGGTTAAAAGAAGCCCCATTGGTTGACCGTTTGGTAAACGAGCGTTCTGGTTATGAGTACAAATTAAATGAAAGAATTGAGCCTGTAGTTAAACAAGCTGAAGACTTTGCTAAGAAAGAAAGCCAAGCCCAAGTAGATCTGTTTAACAAGGTTGTTTACGACAGCACCCTCAATAAAGTCGACCCGACCAAACCCCGTACCGACTATAAAACACCTGAAGAACAGAAAGCTTATGACGAAGTTAAAGCTAACTACGACAAACTAGGTGGTGCTGGTAAGGCGCTTTATACCAGAATGCGTGACGCTTACAAAGAAATGTATCAACGTATTCTTGATACGATTGGCGAGCGGATTGACGCATCGGTTACTGACCCAGCAAGGGCTAAGGTAATTAAGAAAGACATCTACGAGCGTCTAGTTACTAAGGGTAGGATCGATCCTTATTTCCCATTAGCACGTTATGGCAAGTACTGGTTATCGTACTCGGCCCGGGATGACGCTGGACAGATGGAGTTTTACGTTGAAGCGTTTGAAACTGAGCGTGAACGTGCCCGTTATATGGAGCAATTAGGACAATCAGGTGCGCAAGATGTTCAGGCTTTCTCCAATCTATCTGAACTTAACTACCGCCGTGTCCCTGCTGGTTCGTTTGTTAATGGTGTGTTGCAGGTTATGGAGCTTAACAAGGTTCCGCCTGAAGCAACCGAGGAAGTATTACGTTTATTCCTAAGTACTTTGCCGGAAACAGCGTTTGCCCAGTCTTTCCAACGTCGTAAAGAAACGCTTGGTTTTAACAAAGATGCTATCCGTGCCTTGCGTGAACGTGTTTACCGCACATCCCATCAATTAGCCAGCATGCGCTATGCGTCTAAGTTAAATGAAGTCTTGGACAATATGAAAGAGTATGCCCGTGGTGTGGGTAAGGGTGCAGGTGATGAAGCACAACGAGACAACCGTGTAATTAACGAGTACGTCAAAGAGTTTGAAAAACGTATTAGCTATATCAATAACCCAACCGTATCTAAGTGGTCGCAAGTTGCAACCTCGTTTGGTTTCAATATGACCTTGGGCTTTAACGTATCGTCCGCTGTTATTAACTTAACGCAGGTTCCGTTGATTTTGTACCCATACTTAGCCGGAACTTACGGCTATGGTGAGACAAGCAGAGCTATTAGCGATGCCTACAAGGTTTATTTAAATAGTGGCTTTAATCGTGAAGTAGAACTTATAGGTTCTAATGGTCAGCGTGTACGTCAGAAAGCTATGCCAGCTTTGGATAACTACGACTTTGATACACCCAATCTACCTCCAGAGATTAAACGTCTAAGAACTTTGGCACGTGTTGCTAGAGATCAAGGGCAGCTCAATCGCTCGCAGTTGTATGACATCCTAGAAGTAGACGAGCGCAATAACGCTTTGTCTAAGGTTAACGCTGCTTCCGGCTTTATCTTCCATCATGGTGAACGTCTAAACCGCCAAGTATCTTTGATTGCTGCGTATAACCTTGACCTTAACAGGATGATGACTAAGCCAACCAAGGAAGAGGCTGGTCTGACTCAAGAGCAGAAAGAAGAGAAAGCGGCTAATCATGCAGTCTATACCGCAGAGTTAACTAACGGTGGAATTTCCGCAGCTGCGGCACCACGTATTGCTCAAAGTTCGTTAGGTAAAGTCTTGTTCATGTTCAAACGCTACGGCGTTTCTATGTATTACCTGTTGTTCAAGACCGCTCGTGAGGCATTAAAAGGTGAAACACCTGAAATACGCAAAGCTGCTATGAATCAGATTGCTGGTATTTACGGCACCGCAGCATTGTTTGCTGGTATTCAAGGTTTACCGATGTTTGGTATTGCAGCCATGGTCTACAACATGTTTGCAGATGATGACGAAGATGACTTTGAAACCGCTACTCGTAAATACTTAGGTGAATTGCCTTATAAAGGTTTACTCAACTACGTAACTAACGTTGAAATTGCAAGCCGTACAGGACTGAGTGACTTAATTATTCGTGATTCTGGTAAGCAGGATTCTCAGACAATCGCCTTAACCATGATGGAGATGCTCGGTGGTCCTGTATTCGGTGTCGCATCCAGAGTTGAGCGTGGTTTAGATATGATTCGTGACGGCAATGTTCAACGTGGTATTGAGAATATGTTGCCATCTGCTTTAGGTAACATACTAAAGGGTATCCGATACTCAACCGAAGGCACTACAACTTTACGTGGTGATCCAATTACTGGAGAAGTTAATCCATGGAACGTGGCTGTTCAGGCATTTGGTTTTGCCCCTGCCGATTACACCCGTCAGCTTGAAATTAATAACCGCCAAAAAGGTATTGATAAGTCGGTCAACCAAGAAGAAACCAAGCTCAAACGGCAGTACTATATGGCTACCCGCATGGGGGATAGTGGTGGTAGAAAAGAAGCTCGTGACAAACTTTTAGAGTTAGGTGCTAAGCATCCGTCTTTAGAGATTAATCCTGGCACGATTGGGGATGTTCTAGACCGCTCTATCGAAGCGCAGAAGCGAGTAACTGAGCGCATGCGTAACGGGGTAGCTTACAGTCCTAAGATGCTCAAAGAGATCGAGCAGAACCTTAAAGAATACGATTAAGAAAAAAACCCCCGAACTAGTCGGGGGTCAAGGGGTTCTTCACGTGTCGGAGAACTGAAGCAACAGGAGAATGTTGCAACTGCAGTATATTACAAAATTCGCCAAAAACGCATTCCCAGTTTCCCACCTTCAATCCTGTCGTAGCCCTTCAGTTTAATTTCCTTTTCCTTTGCTACTATTTGCATCTGTTTGTTTAATTCTGCTAAGTTAATGGCTGGAATAAATATTGATGCTCCTACAACAAAATCGCCCCAATTTATCTTAATAACCACTCCATCAGGACATACTTGACCCTTCTGTCGTATCACCTTCAAGGGCAGCTTTATGTTCTGCGGCGGCTGTGAGGGCTTGTTCTCTGTCGTCATCTAAGAATCCTTCTGCATTAATATGCCAAACATTTAGGGATGGCAGACTCATGTGGGTGCCTTTAGCCATACGCTTCTTATCCAGCTTAGCTTTGGTGCGCCCACGTTTTAGGGAATCAGTCAACCACTCGTAGTTAATCTGACGCTCTGTACACCACTTTCTCAATGGGTTTGGGTATATGAACAATAGCTTCACGTCATATTCGTACCGTGCCACAAATGTTAGTTTCGGCGTCGCATCAGGTATTACAAGATGCTCTAACGAATCAGACGTGCGGGTAACACGAGAATCCTCGGTGCTCTTAATACGCAAGATGTTGTTATAGTTCTCAGCCAAGAAGTTAGATAGGACACCCTCAGCATCAACATCCAAGGAATTAACCTGCTCCTTGATATTCTCGGTAAGACTCTTGAGCCACTTAACTACAACACCAATGTCGTAATTAATTAAGCCGACCTTCTTAGCAACCATTAAACCCATGATCCCATCGGCTGCCAGAACTGAGTGGTACCGGTCTGCTGGACTAAAGCCACATAGCTTATCTAGTTTTTTCTGTGTTACTTTGTACAAAGTCTTGATGCCCTGAATATCATTCATGATATATTGCAGGTAAGGTAGATACGCATGCCCGTAGTTATTAGCCAAGCGCTCACTAAGTATGTCGGTGTCTTCCTTCTCCAAACCCGGCACAGGCTTAGCCCGTACTTCTAACAGACGCATAGCCTCACCCTTGGGGATTGCCTTATACGCACTCATCTTCTCCATCAAAGACGCATTACCTGTGCTGACGGCATTCTGTTTCCAAGGTTCCCCACGAACCCTTTCTTCGTTGCCGTTTGCTGACATGCGGTTTCTTTGTGAGCCAGATGTGTATTGGTAAACAAAGTCGCTAGTCTCTTTAGCCGATGCGTTAGTAACTTCGTCCAAGGGTAGGAATATGTTCTTGTACTTCTCGGCACGGTTCATCTTAGACGCTGCCGTATCCGACTCTTTTAGCACCAGCTTCTGTGGATTACCCCATATACTTGCACCCGCTACAAGAGCCGTGGTCTTACCAATACCTGATTCAGGACTGTAAATATGGAATAAACATCCCGCAACGGGGGTAAATTCGGAAAAGATAGAGCCAAAGGCTAGACCAATAGCAAACTGATGGATCTCCATGCCAGGTCTATTAAAGAAGTCCATGGCTTCTTTCCACTCCTCAAACGAACCTTTTGAGGTAAACGCACTAAATAACTGTGATGTTGCTGCTGAGGGTGGGTTATGGTCGACTCGATCCGCACAAACTTCTTTGTCTCCTACGACAAAAGCTTCGCACTTCTCGTCTGTCCAACCAAACTGTCTACGTGCCTTGTCAGCTTTATTTGTAAATTGCAAATGATTAACCCAAGTTGTTACATATGACATGATTTCGTCCGTTTTTGAAAGGGCTACACCCTTGGAAGACATATACTTTCTTAGTTCGTCTTTGGAAGTAACGGCAGATAAAGGCACTGTAAACTCCCTGACCCCATCTCGTGGCAGGTGCAGTCGAACAACCACAGCCTCACCTACATCCGAATCTTCCAAACGACGGGTTACGTATAAGTCGTTGTGGTAAATCATTACTTCAACTTCATCTTCTTCCTTGATTACCCGTTTAAAGATACCGCCGTTCTTACCACGGAAGTATGGATCAGGATATTTAGGGATGATGTAGGTCTGGGTATGCCCTTGGTTTACATAGGCTGGCGAGTCTTCAACGATATTGTCCTCGTCTGTGGCTTCCTGTATTTCACGACCTAGCACTATGGGTGATTTAATTACACCTTTGTGAGGGCATCCGTCACATCCACCAGAGTTGTATTCCTCAAACTTAGCGCAGGTATAAGGACCACCCTTGATACCCCGCACCTTACGATCAGCCATCATAGGGCTATATTCAGGGTGCCCGCTAGATATTTTTTCTATGGCTACGTCAGCATCAATACAAAATTTGGCGATAGATAACCCCGCCCGCCACATCGGTTCCGACATGGTAGCCTGATGCTCGATGATGTACTTAAGCTGATTACACCCTTCGTTCTTTACTGTCTTAAGCATGATGGTCTTAAACCGATTCGTATAGTTCCCAAGCAGGGCTTTGGTAACTTCGTCCATCTCGCCACGAGGTATATACGACGGTCTAGCTAAGGCTGGTTCCCCTATAACATCTTTTAGTGTGTTGTACTCCAGTGGCTCACCAGGCTCATTAAGTAATACCACTTCCCTAGGTTCGTCATTTTTGTAATTTAACGTTCCTGGCACACGGAGAATCCGCACCGAATCCGCCGTTACAACGGGGTCGGCAAACAGGTCATGCTCGTCACAGAGTCGTTTTAATTGCTCGGCTAGGGGTGTCCATGTTTCACGTGAAACAGGATCTTTTAAAGCCCAATACGCATGCACACCGCCACCTGAGTTAACTAGCGCAGGTTTAGGTAGTTTTGTTGCCTTGCAAAAAGCTTTTAACGCTACAAGTGCTTCCGTCTGTGTTTGATAAGGCTTGTCTGGGCCGCAGTCTAGGTCAACATATAACGACCTAAGTTGTTTAACGTTTGCGGTTTTCCTAGATTTACCGTCCTCAAACGTGGCTAGTGCGTAGTACGCATCATAGCCCTCGTCTTTTAAATTGTTGGCAACCTCTACTGCTTGGTCAAGCGTTTTAAAGAACTTTTGTACTGGTTTGTCTGAGTTCTTTTTTAGCCCGACTATACAGTAGTATCCTTCGTCTCCGAGGACTTGCCGTAGAAATTCTAAGTTGTTCATTAGCCACCCTTGTTAGGTGGGGTACTAGCAGATTCCTTAACCACTCTACAGGAGTGTACGGGCTATTTAAAGTCGCCTCGCCGACTTGTTTCTGCGTTCCCCCTTAAAACATTATTTAAGCATCATCCCATTCGCCGACTAAATCCTCTAGTTTAGGCTCGGCAGTAACGGCTGCCTTCTTAGGTGCTGCTTTCTTTGGTTCTTCAATTTCCTCCGCTTCCGCTTTTGGTGCGGCTAGTGCGGGCTTTTTGTCCTTAACACCATCGGTCTGTGCAACCGTCATGGTGATTGCGGCAACAGCTTCGGAAGAATCCTTTAAGGTTTGGATTATCTCAAATTCTTCTTCAGTTACTGGACGCACTGGCTTGAATACCAGCTTAGGTGTAGGGCTTGCTGTGTCAAACCGCATCTCAGTAACCACCCCCGTTATGGGTGTACCATGATTTTTCAGGTGACGGGCATAAGCCTGAAGTGGGAGCTTACCTTTCTCACCATCACCAAATACTGAAGTAGGTGGCAATACAAGTTGGTAAACTTCCTCTTTGTCGACCTCACCATCAAGCACAACGGCTAAGCGTTGTTGATAACGGCAAGCACGACTATCACCCTGACCACTACCTTTGATGTTCTGTGGGCAGTTCAAGCAGGTGGCTGATTGCTTGTTTTCTGCCTTAACTTTCTCATCAGGGCGTTGGCTGTCGGATGACCAGCAAGTTGGGGATACTGCTTCACCTTCTGTATAGCTTCCAGCGTAAAAAATACGGGATACTTTCGGTGCAGCTTTAATAATTACTACGTTCATGGAGCGCTCTTCCGATACACGGTACTCTTTACCGCCAATAAACTCACGGAATACACCACCTTTAATACTGATACGACGTGCGCCTAAACCGCCTTCGCCTGTACCCGCTAGGGCATTAGTTGCATCGTCCTTTGCATCTTTTAAATATGCAGGTAAACCACCTTTAAATAGGGTTAAATCACTCATTTGACGTTCTCCTTAAATATCATCGTCAGGGTTAAAGTTAAGTACTGCTTGCTTAGGGTCTTTATTTGTTACTGTGAGGCTCCCATCAGCTTCCTCTTTTACAAGTTCTCCACCGTTTAGTCTTCGTAGGGCTAACTCGACTTCGCTAATCTTGAAACGATAAACACCGCCAAGTTTTAGAGAAGGGATTAAGTCCTGTCGAATCCATGCACGGACGGTTGATACCGAAACCGAGAAGTGTTTAGCTACTTGCTCTATCGGCACAAACGGTTCATCCGACATTTAGTTCCTCCTTATAGTTACTGAATATTCAGCGTTTGAATTTAGCCCTGGTGGAAGCAGTTCAGGGTTCTCCTCTAAAAAAGCCCGCATATTGGTTTGTTGAAGTCGCTTCTCCAATAGTTCAGGCACACCATGTTCAAGAATAAACTTGTGCATGGATTCCCAATCAGAAGTTGAATACGTAGTCTTGACGGTACGATAAACAGTTCCTGAATTAGTTCTTAGACTCTCTACTCCAGAGTCTTTCATGTGTTGAAGAATAGCCACCTTGACGGTTTTCATATCAGCTTCAATCTTGCTGATCTGCTCTTCCATCTCGTGGGCAATTTCATATTTTTTATCACGCATCTTGATGTAGATGCGAGTGAGCTTTTCTAAGGGGGGCTCTACCCCTGTCTTGCTTTCTGACATACATTCTCCTGTTTTAAAATGATAACGGCTTGGTTTTATTCTCGTTATCGGTATTACTACTGTACTACTAAACTTTATCTTTATCAAGTAAGTTGTTATAAAGTTCAACTAATTTTGAATGATCTGTGATGCGGTTGTCAAGCATTTTATATAGGTGTTTCTCCGCATTCGATCCTTGCAATCGTACAACTGTTACTGGATGTTTCTGTCCTGCTCGATGCGCACGTGCATTTGCTTGTGCGTATATTTCTAAACTGGGTGTTGGTCCCCACCAAACTATTGTATCGGCGGCGGTAAGTGTTACACCATGTGCCGCAGCTTGTGGCTGAATAATTAAAATACGTGGGTTTGGACTTTCTTGGAAGCGTTTAAATATATCTGCACGATTAGCCGCAGTTACATCACCATTAATAATTTCTGTACTGAACCCATCATCAGCTAGTTTCTTAGCCAGTATCTCAATGGTGTTCTTAAATGGTACAAATATTAAGATCTTTTGTTGTGTCTCGTCAGTTACTTCCCTTAACACCTTATAACGATTTTGAATATCAAACTCCAAAGTCTCACCTGAATCGGAATATACCGCACCGCAAGATATTTGCAGGAGTTTGCTTAGTCCAACTGCAGCATTTACCGCCGTGACTTGCTCGCCTACCGCTTGCATAACCAAGCGTTTTCGTAGGGTATCGTAGTACTTTTTCTGTTGCGCAGTGAGTTCGACTTCACGGGTTACGTAGGTTAACTCAGGTAAATCTAAGCACTCATCCTTGGTAAATCGGATGGCTGGTTGTAAGGCTTCAAATACTACTTTATCTGCGTTGGGTTTATTGACCCACTTAAACTTGGATATTTTATACATCACCATGTCTTTGAAGCTACCAAAGAAACGGGGTACATTTTGTGGGTTAACTAGCTTGGCTAGACCGTAGGCATCTACTGGTGATTGAGCCGCAGGAGTTCCTGTTAACATCCATAGCCATGTATCAGGTTTGAGCAGTCGATTGAGGGTCTTCCAGCGAGCCGTCTGCGAGTTCTTGTAAGCATTGGCTTCGTCAACCACAATCAGGTCAAAGCCACCATTGGTGATTGCTTCCTGAACAATCTCGACACCATCGTAATTAATGATTACAAACTCGGTATCTGAATTAATAATGCGTTGACGTTTTTCTTTTGAGCCGTAGGCGATGTCGACTGTACGGTGCATGGCAAACTTAAATAGGTCTGCCCGCCAAGCTGAGTCCATAATAGATAATGGGCATATGACAAGCACACGCTTTATCTTCTTCATCTTCATTAGATAATCTGCCGCCCATATAACAGAGCCTGTCTTGCCTGTGCCTTGCTCATTAAGGCAGAAAGCCCTTGGGTGCAGGGTTAGAAAGGAAGAGGTAGTCTTTTGATGCTCAAAGGGTTTATGTATCCCCGACCAATTGTAGTGTCCCATGATGGGACTAGGTACGTTCTTTACCTGTAAGTTCTTTAGCACACGGACTTCATCCAAGCCCCACTTAACGGCAACTTGGTTTTCCCCAACAATCTTACTCTTTGGAATAAGCGTAGTTACTTTGTTGGGGTTACGTAAATTTAGTAGAAGAACCTTGTTATCTATTATTTCCATCTATTTCTTTTTTCTCTCACGTTTGCTAGTTTCCGACACTAGATTACTTTTTTTGTCCCTTTTGAAGGATCTATTTTTTGATGGTGTTGTTATGTAATAACCGTCTTTGTTTGTACCGCCTTTGTCCATAGCTTTTTTATGGGCTATGTCCTTACCCTCACGAGCATCGGCTTTACCGTTGCCGTTATCATCGGGCATTTTCTTATCCACAGTTCGTCTAGCACGTTGACGCTCCATGCGATTAGGGTGTTCACCACGAGCCTTTTGTTGCTCGTATTCTTTTTTGTATGGTCTTGGTTTATTAACGTATGGCATTACTAGTTCCTCCCATTATGTGGACACTCAAGAACTAAGCAGTGCTTCTTACAAAGCCCGCTAGGACGAGGGTTCCATACGTCATTATCGTACGAAAACTTCATCCTGTTGTATTCACTAATCCACTTATGCCACATCTTATCCTGATTTTCAAAAGAATACGAGTCCTTTATGAAGTTTTTAGATATGACAAAAAGTAGCCCCGCCTTAACTTTTTTGACTTGAGGGAAGTGCTTAAATATGGCAAGAGCCATCAACTCTAGCTGGTCGGTATCGGCATACTTGGCAGACTTGCCAGTCTTATAATCAAGCACTCGTGCCTCTTCGCCGTTGATAACTAGTAAATCAGCAACACCCCGCCACCACATATTTGGATCTTTGAATCCGCATGCGTCAAGGTTCTCTGTCAGCCCCATCTCATACTCGCAATACTTGTCACCATCTAACTGTTTTAAATTATCTAGGGCACTTTTTACAAAGTTAAACTGTGGTGGTAGGGGTACGTTATCACGTATGTAATGTTCCGCCGCCGAATGGAACTCTTTCCCGTAGGTAATAGCCTCCGTAGGGGGTTCTTTAACATCTTTAACCACTCGTAAATGGTAGTATTTTTTAGGACATTGGTCGTAGAGCTTGATACTTGAGTACGACCATGAGATTGATTTATTCATCAACGGGTATCCATGTTTTAACTGCACCGCTCATTAACTTAATTTCTACTTGAGCATTCAGACAATGGTCATATGCGTCCTGATACTTTCTTGCTACTAACGCATCGTGAGCCTTGGTAATTTCCTGCATAGCATGTAAATAAAAATCTGAGTACTCCACCTTAGCATTCTCCATAGTTCTTTCCAAAACCTGATTCACAATTAACAGGCAAACCTTCAGCCCATGCGGGTATCCAACGCATGCACTCCTCTACATAGGCTTGGGCTTCTTTAGCCTCTTCCTCTTTGGCAATACAGGCAACCGCATCGTGTACGGTGAGTACGACATCATATCTCTTTGAGATCTGTATCATCTGCTCGCCGATGATGCAACGAGCGATAGCTTGGCAGACGTTCTCGATTACCTTACCACCATAAATTTTATTCCAACCGTACCGAGTTTTGTATTGATACTGTATACCCTTCTCGTCCCGCACGGTTATTAACCCATCATAGCGTAATAACAAACCACTTGGTAGTCGTATTGATCGCTCTTCTGGGACCAGACTAAGTACATTATCACGTCCTAAACTTGTTGTACTGTCCTTAGTCAACGCTTCCAGGGCCAGTTGCGCTTCTCGCCATAACCTAACAATGTTCGGATATGTCTCTCGGTAGACTTGGATGATGTGTCTCGCTTCGCCATCAGTAACTTCAGTACCAAACGTTTTGAGTTGTGCCTTGAATTTCTGTGCGCCCATGCCGTAGCCAGCCCCCAAGATCGTGGTCTTCCCCACGAACCTTTCTTCCTTGGTGATCTCGCCAACGCTCTTGCCATATATAGCAGACGCCATGATTTTGTATACGTCCTCGCCATTCTTAAATGCCTCCACTAAGTCGTTCTGTTCTGCAAGCCAAGCAAGCACCCGTGCTTCAATCTGTGCGGAGTCTGCGTCAATAATGACGTAGCCTTCAGGGGCTTCAATGGCTTTCTTTAATTTACCTGCATTGTCGCCACGTGAGGGAAGGTTTTGAAGGTTCACGCTATCGCTACCACCCCACCGTCCTGTATGAGCCGCATAGTATTTCAGGGGAACTGGCATCAACCCTCGTTTAGAAATACCGATGAATCGTTCTGTCCTAGTTTCTTCTAGCGTAGACTTCGTACCAAGACGAGCGGCAACTAACGCTTGCACTCTGACATCAGGATGTTCAGATAAAGCCTTGAACTCTTCGTCATTCTTAGCCAAAGCAAAAGTTTCTTTACCTGTTGTTGGGCTAATTTTCATGGGCGGTTCTACACCCACGGACTTAAGCAGTTCGGCAAACTTCGGGTTACTAGCAAGTTCTTCCTTGTCTACTTTAGCCACGCTAAGGAGTTCGGCTTTTTTTGCTTTGATGTCGGCAAGATGTTGCTCTAACAAGTTTAGGTTTAAATCTAGTTTCGGCTGACAGAACATACGCAAGGTCAAATCAATTAGCTTCATCTCTGTCTTGGGGAAGCCCTTCTTGAGCATAGTATGAAATAATTTATACGTAAGTTCTACGTCATTTACACAGTAGTCACCATATTTATCAAGATCTTCAGGTGAGAAATCTTCACGGTTCTTCCCGGAAGCCGCAATAACTTCGTCCCCCTTAACACCTAGTTTGTATCTTTCGGCTAAAGCAGCTAGGCTGCTACTCACTTCGACACCATGTAGCGCACGTCCCATAGACAGGGTATCCGCATAGGCTTTAGGGCGAATGTTAAATATCTCGTTAAGAATAAAGCCATCAAACATCATGTTATGGGCAAGCACCATAGACTCTGCCCAAGGGTAGGTATCTAACCAACTTTTAATCTGTTCGTGTGTGCCACTACCCCATTCGGTCTCGCCATCGTTTACTTTAACGGCTACACCAATTACTTCAAAGCGGTCGCTACGCACGTATTCTTCTGTTGTCAGCTTTGATAGGCTGAATGTAGACTTCTCGTAAAAGGTTTCAAAGTCTATTGTTATTAGGTTCACTAACATCTCCCGTCTAGGTCTTCGTCGTCATGCTCTTCTAAATAACTTATATAGTTAGACACAACCCGCAACATCATTGTTAATCTTTTACCTTCGTCTGAAGGTATGCGCCCCGCCAATTTGCCTAGATTAAACAAGGCTTCTTGGCACTCTTCTTTCAAATTCATTCGTTCTCTCCTAACGCTCGTAGCTTGCGCTTTAATCTTTGATTCTCAGCTTGCATAGCTTGCAACTGCTCGTTGATTACATGTAACTGATCCCGTAACATCTTTTCTGTGTCTTCTTTATCTTGTATGTTGACGTACCCTGCGAAAGGAATCGGCTCAACTAAAACTTCTGCATCTTTTGAAATTACTTTATTTTCTACATAATCTTTTAGCGTGAACGTAGTCATACTTTCTCCTTAGATTTATAAATAGGTTTACTTATATTTGCCAAACAACTACCACACTTCCATCGCCTGATCTTACCCTCTAACATCTTACCTAAAGTGGCAGGTTGCATGCTTTGACAACTTGAGCAAAACTTCTTACCCGTTAAGTTAAGTTCGGCTTGGCGAATCTTTTTTGTAACTTCGTACATATCAATTTTTTCGGACATATCTTTTCTTCTTAATCGCAACAATACCATCTTCTTCGTCTTTTTTATTACGTTCTTCAACAATCAGGTCTGCTATTTCCCATATTGCTTTTGGGTTTATTTCACCTTTCATAGCAAACCCAACCGTCAACATAAATGCAAAACAATCTCTTCGGTCTTCATCATTCATTTAGCGCTCCCATGTGTGGCTAAGTTGTTTTGTCCTAACTGTTGTATCTTGTAGCCGTGACCTTCTAAATACTCAAGTAATGCTTTACGTTTAGGTTCAAACCATGGCTTCCATGTCCATGCTTCAAAGATGATGGGCGGGTAGTTGTTCTTCTTGATGGTTTTAATACCACCTTTAATAACTTCTAATTCATGCCCCTCTACGTCAATCTTAATAAGACGTACGTTTTGATGCGCACCTGAGTCCAAAGTAAACACTACCAATGGTTCTTTAACACCCTCGGTCTTGCACTCGTACTCGTTCTCACGAACTTCTTTGTCCATGCTAAATGCACCAATGTTGCCCTCGTTGGTATAGTCAGGCATTGTCAGCACTAGCCGTTCTTCTTTATCCGATAGTCCAAAGTTATGACAATGGATATTATCTAACCCATTAATAAACGTATTAGCGCATAATTGATAATAGACTATCCGTTGTGGTTCAAAGGCATGATAGAGATGCTTCGATACTTTTTTAGCCAAGGGTACACAAAACGTACCCAAGTTAGCACCAATGTCTAGCACCTCACCTTCGGGTGCATCCATTAAAAGCTTAAGGCTTAGTTGATGAATGTCGTTCTCGTACAGTTCTTTTTTCAAATGGTTTGAGATTAAGTCTTGCCCTTTGAATACAAGGAACTGTGTGCCATCCGTTTTTACTAATTCGCAATTAGGTAGCATCTTAATTCCTTGGTAGTTGACCGCTAAAGTTATATGTACCGCTATGCGTTAGGTTTGCCCAAGGTGCCGCATATACTTTGAAGCCAGCCTTACGAGCAATCTTGCAGAAGTGGTAGTCCTCTGATAGCAATCGGTTTGTGTCTTCGTCAATGCTGGTATCAAAGAACTCGCTAATGATTTTCTTCTGTGGGTTCTTGTCCACGATAAGAATCATATCGTTGGTATAGGTTGGTACTAATGGTTTTAATGTCTCAAACACATTGCGCTTGATAAGCATGAAGCCTGTACCGCCGTTGTCAATCTCCATGGGTTCGTTGATATTGCCCGTGCTTTCCATTACACCACCTACTAGGTTTACTACAAACGACCCTGTGTAATTAGCCAAGTCTTTGTAATCAACTCCTTTTTGCACCGCATCGTGTACTAACTTCCAGTTAATTTCTTTCTTGGGGTATAAACCGCAGATAATATCTTTGTCGGCGTCAATCATGCGCACAATATCTTTTGGGTCAAAACTAATGTCGGCATCAATAAACATCAGATGTGTTGCGTCTGACTGTAAGAAGTCGTAAGCCATACCATTACGGGCACGAGTAATTAAAGACTCATTCATCATGTATGAGTAATACATCTGAATGTTGCGGGGCGCAAATGTCTGCACACAATTAAGAATACCCATTGTGTAACCGCCTGTGCATAACCCACCATACATCGGGGTAGCTACAAACAACTTAGCGGGTTTTGGTGCTTGTATTGCTTCTACATTTTCTAACATTTACTGCTCCTTTTTAGTTTGTTCATTTCTTGTTTGTTTAATCTCTTCCAACATCTTTTCCATCAGGTCTGCGCAATAACCCATAAACGGAAATTTGGTCGTTCCATTAGCAACACTACGTGCCAGCCCAATAGTA